GCCTGCTTTGGCGTTATCGAGAACTTTCGGCATATTGCGGCCACGCGCTCGTATGAAATACCCAGCTCTTTCTGGATTTCTGCCCGATTCATTTCCGGAGCAAGGGCGCGGATCTTTTCTGCGAGTTCGCGCTGCTTGATCTCTTCTTTCGAGAGGCTTGGCTCTTTTCGTGATGGCATCGGCACATACCGGAATTCTGATCCGATGACATCCACCTTCCCGCCATGTCTAAAAAACTCTGACTTGGCGGCGTCAATACTTGCTTGGTTCTTCTGGTTGATCTGAATTTGATTGTCCATTACTTGGCCCTACTGTTTATATTTATCCCGTGCCGCTCGGCAATGCCGCGCAGCACTATTCTGGTTATTCCAAGAGCGAGGCATATTTTCGCCTGGCTCATCCCTTTCTTATTCAGCGCAACTATTTGCGGAACCAGCTTCACTCTATCCGCCCAGCGTTCAGCAACGTTTGCCGCTGTGTTGGTGCTGAACATGATCCCGTGCCGCTCGGCGATCCGGTTAAGCGTCTCGGGCTTCTTGCCGATTGCTCTGGAAGCCGCATAAACACCCTGATCAATGAAGCCACGCAATCGCTCAACAAGCTCAGGCGGATACTCCCTTGGCGGCTTCACCTCTTTTGGCTTTTTCGGGACATGGCCGCGATATGCAGCCACACCCTCAAAGCCCTTAACAACTTCGACCGTTCCGCCATTCGCCTCAAACTGGCGCATGGCCTGCTCAAGATCGGCTGGAGTCATGGCGCAATCAGACCGATAGTTGAAGTGGCACGAAGCTGCTGCTCGTACTTGTCCACGATCTTTTTGAATTCCCACAGATCGGACTCAAGCTGTTCAATGTAATCGTCGTCGCGCTTGAACTCTCGCAGCCATAGCTGGCGGCCTACCGGCTTTAGCAAAGGGCAGTACATCCCGATATGCCACCACTTGCGCCCCGTGATCCACATGCAGCCCTGAACCTGATCGATCACTTCGCTGGCATCGTTGTCGATGTGGAATGAGCGGAGCTTATCCGGCGCCAAGAAGCACTTGTACTCAGAGCCGCCATCATCGCCAATGAATCCGTCTGCGCTTGCGCCAAAGGCATCGTCATCGGTTTTAACAAGGCCTACCTGAGTAACGATGAGGCCGGTCTGAATCTCATGCTCCATCCGAGCTTCTGGCTCCATCTCATGGCCACGGCGCATCTGCCAAGTTTCAAAACCTCCGTCCAGCGGTGCGCCGCCGATCCTCTCCACGGCCAGTTCGAACGCATAGGACAATGCCGCGCTGGATGGCTCGCCAACTGATTCACCATCCAGTGCGCGACGAACCACCTCAGCTTTAGGGCCGGCCTTGTACGCGGCAAGCTCCATAGCCTTGGTCTCACCTTTGCCAGCAAGCATTGCCTCTACGTAGATAGCCTGCTGCTTGGTTAGCCCATTAACCTTTGATCGGGCAGTAGAGAACATGCTGGCTGTGATAGCCCCTGCTCGCCCCTGCAGCCAATCGGCCGATCCTTGGGCGCAGTTAATAATCTTCATTGCTTGGACTCCTGCTGATTCTTGAGATTTGCGCCAATCGCCCCGACTGCCGACTTAAAAGATTCATATGACGGCATGTCTTTAGCGTCGCGAATAGCTGCAGCTCCGGCCTTCCAGACTTCGGTTAGCTCTGCCTGCGTAGTTGCCGCCTCGGCTTTGGCAATCCAGATAGCAGCCAATTCAGGATTGGTTTCCGGCTCTGAGTTTGAAGGCTTGAATCCTTCGTCAGTTTCGGTATTCAGGAAGTGAATAGCCTTTTCCAGTCGATCGGTCTTCGGCCAGTATTTGTAAGCCTGCTTTACGCAGGTTTTCTTCCACATTTCACCCGGGTCAGTAACCCACGGACATAGCTTTGAGCTGTCCTTGACATAGGCCTTCCATGCTTCCGATCGGTCACGGATGGCAATCACCTCGCTGGCGCTCATGGTGTGCGTCAGGTAGTCGCCATCTGCGGTCTTGATGACCACATACACACCAACCACCAGCCCGCGATCTGCAGCGAATGGCTTGGTCTTGTGAGTAGGCGGCTGGTCTACGCCATTCAGCTCAAAGGTGTCGTTGTCGTAAACCAGCTTTGCCTGTCCCCAGCGAACCGATCCGGTCGACATGGCCAGATCCATTAGGCCCATGTAGGAAATATCGAGACAGACCTTTCCTTTGCGCGGCACCAGATACGCTTGCTTCTTTGCAGGGTTAAAGCTAAGTCCGATAGCTGAGATGTTGGTAACTGCGTTAACCAGTGCCTGACGATTCTGCATCGCCACTTTCAGAAGGTAGTTGTTAGCTTCGATGATCTGGACTGCGAATCCCGCTTCGCGATCAAAGTTAAGCGAAGGCTCGGATTGAACTGAAACAAATGATTCGCGGCATGCGTAAATGTCATCTGTGATTACCTGAAGATCGTTGCTCATTTTCTTGCGCCCATAAAAAAATCGCTCTGCATATCCCTGGTGAGACTGGTGACTTGATCGGACAAAGCCGGGGAAGCTACGATCAAGAACCAACAGGGATATGCACAACGATTTTGGCCCCGGCATTTGTCAATTTGTTTTCGCTGTCTCACGAGCTCCAACAGGGCGAACTATACGAAACAAACAGTCCGCCGTAAACCTGTAAATTCATCCAGCTACACGATCAGCAAATCCGTAAAGCGTGACCACGGCAACCCAAAACAAGGTCGCGTACAGGGCGCCGCGAAGGATCGCTAGGCGGCGGAGTTGTTGGCGGTTCACGGCATTTTCCTCCAGATTTCTGCAGCGGCTCTCACAATTACCCTTCGGCATGCCTCATCAACTTTTCCGACGAAAAGCTCCCTGATGACCGGATGCTTAATATCTGTACTCAAGTAGGCCTCGACGTATCCGCTTTCATGATTCCACTGAACATCAATCCTTAGCCTGCACGCAAGCCTGAAAGATGATCCATCGTCATGCAGTGGCTGCCACCAAGACAGATCTTTGTCGTCTTGAAGCTGGTAGGCTTTTGCGGCTAGCGCAGTCAACTCTCGATTTTCCATCACTTATTCCCCTTGTAAGTGCGCCCCGGATGCTGGCAGCGCTTTTGTGTGCCGCAGCACATGACAATGCGTAGGTCTGCGCCTCGTGCCATGCGAGTGGCCGTGGCGAGCTCTTCGGTGATATTGAAGCCTTGCGATTGAAGGCTGGCTACTGTGAATTGCTGGGGTTTTGTCATGGCAGTCTCCCGGTTTCGACGAAGTGCTGCAGGATAGGAATCAGCTCAGCTACCTGATCTTGCGTTAGGTGCATGCGGGTCGACAGCAAGACCTCTTTCGGGATCGGGTACGGAACCCAGCCACAGGTAGCATCGGTTTCCACGCCAGCAGCCTTTGCGTCTGCCCACATGATCTGAGGGTTAGCATCATCCACGCCAAGCCAGATGGCCGCCTCAGTTGCAAGGCTAGACTCTTGGATACTGCACTGATCTCCGTATCGGTCTGCGAATGCGATACATGGAAATACGCGATCTGTCTTTGTGCTAATCATGGCCTCAACTCCACTGTCCGCACGCCACCCTGAAGCGTCACAGCAATGCGGATAGGCATGGCTGATACGTTGATGTAAGCCGGAAGGCCTAGCGCCTCATGCAGAGGCACGGAAGATCCTGAGAAGTGATGAATCGACTCTTCGATCTGCTCATCGATTAGCGATTTCACCATTGGCGTTGTCATGCTTTCACCTCGTAAGCGACAGTCCATTCACCACACAAACAAGCGCGGCGGCTCCATGCGTGGACGTTTTCGATACCAGCGTCGTAAGCCATTGATAGCGCTCCGAGCCAGGTTGAAGCTGTGAATGCTAGAGTCATTTTTCCACCTGCTTGGCATAGCCTGCGTCAATCATTGCTTCGATCACAGATAGCGCTGCTCCTCCGCCCGGAATGTCATTATTGAAACGATCAAGTGTTTTCGAGATCGAAGTACATGCATTTCGGATTTTGTGCTCGCGCTCATCCGCCGCGATCTGCTCGGCGGTTCGCACCGGCCGCAAAAAAGCCATATGTCGGCAAGTTTTCGGATGCTCTTCCCCTAAGACTCGATACCAAGTATCAGAGCCGTCTCGACCAAGGATTTTAACTTTTACTCTGCCAGCAGCAGTTGGGAACCATTCACACTCTATGCCAACGGGAGGATCCCCCTCACCATCCCACTCGACGACCTTCGTAGCCTTCAGATCAATAACTTCATCCTTGATATGCGTGTAAAGGTGCGTACAAGGCGATTTAACGATTACCCAGTCGCCGCCTGCATATTGCCGCCAATAACCGCCGAGCAGCATTCTATAAGTGCCATCTGGAGCAGTATGCGTTGCACCCTCTGGAATGTTTTTCATTTTAAAAGTCTCATTTTATCCATGAATTCTTGCTGCGCCCGCTCCACGATCTTGTTGATTCGTCGGACGTAGTGCGTGTGCTCTTGGCAGTTAATGGCGCCAAGCGCGTAAGCCATCTCAATGGCCATGCGCGTTTCGGCTTCCAGCGTAGACGTGGTGTCACCGGCCAGCATCTTATCAATGCGTGACTCGATTATTCCGCTTGCTATTACGTGCTTGCTCATAGATCGCCGCCATAGTCGTTATCTGGTGGGTCGAAGTCGTCGAATGCTTTCTGGCGCCGCTCGGCGTCGGTTAGGCCATCTTCTGGCTCATCGTCGTCATCTGGCTCTAGCCATCGGTCATGCGGGGTCATTTCGACAGATCCTCAAAATGAAATTTAAATGCACCATCTGCGAAAGTTACCGGACTGGCTGCACATACCGGCTTTCCATCGACAGTGAACAAGCCGCCAGTACATGCTAGCCTTTTTGAGGCTAGCCCCTCCCATGCTGAGCAGCCAAGGTTTCTTTCCACGCACTCCTTTACAAGCGCTTCAAACTTTTCGTGCGCCTGCTTCTGAATATCTGTAGCCATATCATTACGCATCATCTCAACCCCATTATTTCATATCTCTAGTGATATCTTTAAGATTGTCAAGGATGCCTATAAGACCCATGCCTATCTCTCTAACAGTCGGAGCTTGAACCTCTCCAGCCATAACCATCTTTCGGCTATCTCTTAACTCATCATCAGTCATTCCGCCTCTGATAATTGCTAATGTATCCCCATTTTCTTCAATATCTTTAAGTGCGAAATCTCTGATTAAGCTCATAATAATTCAACCTTACTTCGGCTGGTGCTTGGCGCGCTCGGCCATCATGGCCTTGGCGATTACGTATGCGCGTTCGGCGATGTAGTCCGGACTCTTTGCGGCAAACGTGGTAAACGTTGCCACGATGTTAAGCGCCGCAATCGCGAAGTCATCCAGCAGGTCGCTGTCGTGGCTTTCTCGGTCAATCACCTCAACCGCTGGAACCGGATCAACCGGCGCACGGAACACCTGAATCAGCGCGTCGAACTCGACCGGCGATGTAACGACACCTTTGGCGTTGTGGCAAAAAGCCTTCCAGCCCTTGTCGGTGATGTCCTGCACCTGAAGCGACTGCCACTCGCCTTTCCCGTCCCGGCACTTGAACCCGCGAGCCTCAAGGAACTTTCTGAATGCTGGGATTTCTTTGGCGATCAGCCTGGATTGTATTTTAGTCATTTCATTTCCCCGATTTGGTCGATTACAAAACAGTCCAGAGTGTCCAG